TCTTGAGTAGCTTCAAGTATTTCTTCTTTCAATGCTTTTACAATTTGTGAGGGAGTTGTATGCTCTGCATATCCTGCAAGCTTAATAGCAGTAGCCATATTACCTTGTGCTTCTGAAAATAATACGTCTAAGAATTTTTGTTGTTTCTCTGTAAGTTGTCTCATGTTAACACTTCCATCTTCTTCTAGCTTGTCGTAACCTACTATTTGGATCTTTAGCTGCCTTGGGAAACTGCTTCATTTGTCCTGCACTTCTAGCACAATAGGACTTTCTTCTTGTGGCACGTTTTCCTGTAGGATTTTTTTCTGTAACTGCCGTTTGTAATTTACTTCCGGGATTCTGTCTTCTATACTTTGCAACCCCTTTTGCAGTCATACCTGCACCCTGTTTAGTAGGACGCTTGTCACCACTCTTTATGGACATACCCTTCATGCCAGTATTTTTTCTCATGGTGCGTATTGAAAGTGAGGACCGTCAATAAATGGGGTACGTGATTGTGACCGTCTGAGATCTATATAAGCATTCATAGCTTCTTGCATTGTGCCGTCCCATTTAGTTATGTCATCTATGTGCCATGAAGCTCCCCAACAAATTTTAGCTCCAGTTTCTAGTGCTGCTGTTTTCATAGCGTCTGCTATGTCATCGTACATCACGATGTCCCAACTTGGGTCACTGCCATCATATGCCATTAAATCTACAGCATATGAATATCCATCTTCCTGTACAAGGTGTTTAGATTTCATCGTCTGTGATCTTTTTGCTTCATACAATCTTTTTTGTTCTGCAAGGGAACGGACACCATAAATCACTCCAAAGTCCACCTTACTCACTTCAATGGCTCGTTTTACTGTGTCCACCAGTACAGGATGCACACCTTCTAATTTATTTAAACTTCTTCCTGATAACTTAAATGCCATTATTACTCCTTAGAATATTACTACTATAAACGTAAACAATACTAAAATTGCCATCATACTATTTAGTAACCAACCTAATCTCATTTCTTCCTCATATTAAACAGCTTGCTTGCAGACCGTGTAGCAAAGCTTGCACTTACAATAGCTCCTAAGGCTATCTGATACCACTGTGGCATACCTGCGAGTGCAGTAAAGCCATCTGCTACTATGCCCCTGCC